TTGATAACAGTTTAGCAACTATAAATATTAACCCCAATTTATTAGATAGTTATATAGACGTTACTATAAATCACGCTGACGTCAATTTTAATTTTGATGGTAGTGCGAATGTTACATTCATTTATAGAGATGGTACAGTACATACATTTAAACACAGAGGCAACGGCGCAAGAGAATTTTATAATTATTCAAATGTGTTCGGACCAGGCTGGATGCCTGCGATTTTTCAAGTAGGTGATCATAGTTCCAGAGTAATTAATCCAGCCGGAGATACCATAACGTTCGCCGACGAGTTCGGATTGACAGGTAAAGATTATTACATTTATTGCTCCAGCGTTACAGGAGTAAGCACTTGGACTTTTAGAGCATTATCAGGCGATGTTTCCAGTGTGGTTCTTGAAGAATATTCCATTTGGGGAGGTATGATAGGTGTGACTGTTACGGACAACCCATTATTTGATATTAGCGCCAGTTATTTATTAAAATACGCAGGTGACTACATACAAAATTATCAAGTATTTGATTCCGCTGGTAATTCTTCTGATATATCAAGGGTTATTACTGTGGAGAGATTTGATCCATTTTTAAATTTAAATTATACTCAGGATGCTTCTGATAATCTATTTTTAAAAACTTATCATCCACAATATACTCCATATATTGAACTATTGGGTAACATATATGATTATTACGAGACAACGCTGCCCTCATTAAACATCGAGGTAACCCAACTTATAGATGAAAAAGTATTAGGTATTCAAAAAGTAAAGTTACAACTGACAGATGCAAATAATGTTGTTTTGTCACTAGCCGAGAGAGATGTCCATGTGGTAAAATTAAAATGTTTAACATCAACGGTAAATGATTTGAGTAATTTAATCCCAGATACATCTAATAATAAATTTGGATTATATGATAATTCATATACCATAAATATAACAGACGCATCCGACGCAATTAGATTGGTTGGTAATAATAATATAGATATTACTGGTATGATATATATTAATGGCTCGGAAACACCAGTAACTAATAATGGTAACGAATACCACTGGGGAAAAATAGATGTGAGTGTAAATAGCAATTTTAACAGGGCAAGTATAGAGTATTTGAATAGAGATTTAAGCGTGGTATTTTTGGAAGATGTATTTTTGTATTCGGATGAATGCGTTCCAATTATTATCGAACAAACTTTTAAAGAACCATTACACAGGCAAACATTTCTATTAGATGTATCAGGATATAATTCACCTGATAATTCGTACCAATATTTTACACTAACAGGAGAGATATACCAATCAACCGATGACATTAATAATAGATATATTACTGATTTAAGTAGAGCAACTTTACACTTACCGATAGGAGAATACACATTTACTCAATTGGGGCATCGCAATTATTATAATAGAATAAAGTTCTCAATTACCGAAGACGGGACACATAATAATGGAGTAGAATTTACAAAAGGTATTACAGAATATGGAACTCCAGGAGTAACTAATGGTAAAACAGAATTTCTTCTCTCCGCAACTACACCATCACCATTATATTATTATTCGGAACATTTCCCAAATATGGGCGGCAAAATAGAAACAAGGAATAATATTGTTTTTTCAACGGGAAATATGTATGTTACTGATAATGTTTTGTCGGTAGATAATGCTCCCGTTTTACCAGTTTTTAATTCTCAAGAGGAACTATTGAATAGACTATTAATATCACAGAGCTTTAATATAGTAGCTCCAAGCGGAACGACCGATAAATTTAACGTTAATTGTATAACACAGCAAAATATTAACCATAATGTTTTGATAAATAAATCAAGTAATTTAATAATATTTAAAAAATACCAGTCGTCGTCTAATTACGACCCCACGGATACTGGGGTAATCACAAGTGTTCCAACATATGATGATTCAGTAGCACCAAATTCGGATATATCCAACGGACATTTAAAACACGATTTAAGCAATCATTATTTATTTGATGTAAGTGTAAATATGTCGCAATCAAATATGATTATGTATGATTATAAAATAGATACATCAACGAATATACTGAATAATACCAAGAATTCAAATTACACAATGAGTATATTAGACCTGTTTTATTCCAAGGGTGTGATTGATAATTATGAAAATTTTTTCAAGAAAAATAGATTATTAGCAAGCCGATTTGTTAAAAACAATTTTATAAGTAAAATTAATGAAATCAAGTATGAGAACCCAGTATCTATATTAGATAATTACCAAATATACCAATTCTATCTTAATAACTATCTGCCTTCAAGTAAGATTATTTTTAATGAAATGCTGAATAATTTCATAACATTTAACTTACAAACATACATTGATTTATCTAATTCGGATATAGACTCCGATTTATTGAATCATTTGTATAATCGGGTTTTTACAAAATACGAAACTCCAAGCAATTATTTACCTGATAAGAGCAACTTGTTATTTGAAGAATATGTAGTGAGTATATGGACTGATATATCAGGTGATGTAAGACAAGAAATCGTAAAGTCAGATGAAGAGAGTATATTATTATCAAATGGAACAGTTGAAATTAATGAATATTTGTTAGATTCACAGGACAGTAGCGGGCTTTTATATAAGATCTATGATAATATGATAGAAACAGACGGTATAGATGCGGTTGATGAAGAATTAAAAAATAGAGTGTTTTTATCGGTTCGCGATGCCTCTATGATTGGACATGATTACAATCAATATATTGGAATTACATCACAGAATATTTTTCACAATATGTATATCGACGAAGATAATACTTTTATATTCCACACATACCAAGAGTTAGCTAATAATTTTAAAGTAAATGAACCAACTCTAACATTAGAACGAACATTAACCGATTTTTCAAACAATAAGAAATATTTATTAGAATTATCTACCAACGACTTGTATGGTTGTTATGTTGATAGTAGCAAAAATATATATGAAAATGCGAATAAAAAGAATAATGTAATACAACAGGATACATATAATTATAAATCGTTCATCTCATACTTTTTTGGTGATGAACTACCCAACAATGATTATTATTTGGGTCAGTTTGATATTAGACCACAAACATTAAATGATGTGTGTTATAATAAATTTGAATACGCTTATGATAGTGCGTTACAAAATTATCACAGCCACAGTTATGTTATTGATTTGAATGACTATTTTGATAGATATATGTATGATAATTCAAATTTAGCAGTCCCGTGGAATGTATATAATAATGCTAATCTAAAATACACCATCGTAGATTTGAGTTATATTAACGAGTTCAATTTGTTTGATGTAGATGGTAGCCAGAATATTATATTTGATAAAAGTAAAGTGGTTGCATTAAATAAAATACAGAATCAGTTAGCAGTATTGAATTTTAGATTGGGTTTTATATCGGATATAATTACCAACCAACTTACATATAAACACATCCCAAATTCATACAATCCAGATGATCATCTGTTTGTAAATAATACAAGTATTCAGAATTTAATTGCTCTATACAATGAAACAGATACTATATCAAATGTTTATAATTTAGAACTTGAAAATCGCACATTAAATAATTTATATTCAAATAACTTTAATAATTTCAAAAAGTTGAAAGAGAAATACAGACTTATAGAGGAGATTTTTAAATTCCATCAAAATACAGAATTTGTATCTCCATTGTATAATATTTTTGACGATGTTGATGATAGTGATGCCGATTTTAATAATGTCGACCAGTTAGTAACAGACGTAAGTTCTATAGGCATTAATATTGACCTCATGCTTGATAATAATTTCTATTTTTATTATGACGAAGATACACTTGGGGCTTTGTTACGAAATAGCACAAGTTCAATAATAACCGAGATGACTGATTATGATATATTGTTTAATTTATTAGCTGATTATACAGATATGAAACTAGCGTATGAGAATATTCTATTTGAGTTCGACGCAAGGCATTTGAACGAATCTTTATTTTCGGACGTAGCGATTATTGACCTCTCATATGCTGATGTATTTAATAAGACAGATATACTTGAGTTTACAACAACACTACTGAATAATTATGTAAGTTTAAATGAAGTATTGAATAATCAAATTGCGTTTTCAAATATAAACGTAATAACCACAAACCATACTGGAGCAGACGACTTATGTAATAATAGTTTTGACCCTGGTTTCAATTATACATATGACCAAACTGGTATCGTATTAGTTGATTTAAGTAATAATATTAATCACGTGCGAACAAATTTTAACTATTTCCTTGATGCGGTTGTAGGGGTTTATGACTTTATAAACAAAGAACGAATATACGATGAAAGATTAAATTATCATATGAGCGGCAGCAAGTTGCTTATTAATAGTTTCTATTCAAATAATTTACAATTTAAATTAGACATTAGATACGACAGTTATTTATACCCCTCCAAATATGTAGATAGAATTGTTTTGGATTTGGCCGTTCCAGACTTTACTCCACCAACATTACTATTTAATGATATTAGCTTGTCGTTCTCTCAATCACTATCCACTGCTGGCTCAATTGATGACCTTATAGACGTATTGATTGCTGATATATCGTTTATAGAAGTTAATCAATATCACAGCGATGATGCTTCATCGAGCAACACAAGTATCATTTATAATGATGTATCGGAAAATAGTTATACAACTATTACATATACTAATAAAACCTACTCAACAATTAATATAGATGTTAGCAATCTGTATAATGGGACCGCAAATTATATAGGCGGCATAGCCGAAATTGATATTTTCTATACGGTTACTGATAATGCTAATAATGTTAATACAGTAAAACGGACGGTATATGTTGAATCAAGTTTTGAATATCCAGCATTTTTCATAAACGGTATTCCATATGATGAATTCATATTGTCGTTAGGCGGTAATAGATGGACTTATAACGCAACTCAAGGTGTCCCCATTACAGACCGTAGCATATTAAACAATATTACGGCATTGGATACAGCAAATAATAATCAACCATTACATATAACAGTAAAAAATACTCTGGTTAATACAGATACACTTGGTCTTTTTACTGACGCAATTACACTAACAGCAACAAGTAATTCTGGTGTGTCTATTACCACGACTATATACAGGGATATTCTTGTAAAAATAGATGATGGAATTGATATTATCACAAATAACCCGGAGTGTCCTTGTCCGGTGTATTACAAGAAGATACAACATAATTACAAATTGGGTTCGGGCGCGTCTAACACGATGCGATTAGCCAAAGTAATATTAACCCGCCGGTAAATAGCGGCAATTAATTTAAAAATAGGGGTATAATAGGTCTAAGAAAAATAAATTATATAAATATTTAATCTAATAATATATATATAGTTTAATGGTAGATTGTTGTAAATCAAATATAAAAACTAAAAAATGTATAAGAAAAGAGGACAAAAAGGTTTTTGATTTACCAAGAAGATTTTCTCGCAAACAGTGTGTAAATAGAATAAATAAAGGATTTACTATGAGAGCATCTTGTGCTCCATATAAAAATTGTAAAAAAACATATAAAGGCGGTAAAAGAAAGAAACAACAATTTTTATATAATCCGTTAGATCCAAAAAAATCATTTGATGTATATATTGATAAGAATCCAAATGATACAATACCAATTAAATATACAACAATGGATGATGTAAAAAATACAATTAATAAGTTGGAGAGATTATATAAGACAGGTAAATACCCCCATAAAAGAATATGGCAAGTAGGAATGATAATGTATGTACGATTAAAAGTTTTGAAGAAAAAAAAGCCAAAAGAATATAATCTCTCAAAAAAGTATTTTAAATTTTTAGGAAATCGTACCAAATATAAAACAGATTACGAGAGAAAACATTTAAAATTTATTATTTAAGACGTCTGCAATTGTTTTATTGTAGCATTGAACTGGTCTATGGCTATAAAATTAATATCTTTGACCGATGAAATATAAAAATTGAACCCTGTACGCTC